CCAGTAAGCATCAACGCTTGAAAACTGCCAGGGAAGTTTATTATCCCTTCTTGGAACTGTGAGAGCCTTTATTGTCTGCCGCCTCTGACCATACAAACTTTGATAATCTCCGGGTACATCAACAACAAGAAAATCCTTTCTATCCGGAGCATCTTCGGGAAATCTGCCATCAGGAGCGACACAAATCAGATCACCACTCCTACTGTCATAATCAAACAGCGGATCATCTGGCAATCGTTTGTTATGCACTCTAAATACTAACTGCATTGATTCCCCTATTGTCTGCTACAAAATGATACTTGCCTACCCTGACATAAACAGACCAATCGCCGTAAAGTTCCCATTTCATATGGCACTGCTTGCAGCAAAACCTCGATTGGTTCCCGTTGCCTGGAAACTCCCTACTGCAGTAGTCACAGCGAAATTGCTCATAGTATTTGTTTCGGTTTGTATCGGGCCAGGACACATTATTGTCCTCGTGTAAACGGGTCAGGGATAATCAATTCAATCTTCAATTCGGCGTTCTCAGGCCAAACAGGGGCAAACTCTGGGCCAACGCCTAGCTGGATAGATGCTGCACCATTCAGTAAGGTTTCGTTCTTCAAAGCATCAATGGCTGAAATCCAAAAATAAAAGTAGCCCGGGCCCAAGTCGAAGGTGAGATTGTCCACCGGAGGTATTCCATCGCCCTGTTTTATGAGTACATTGTGGGGAGTAACCCCTACTATAGGCGGCTCAGGGCTGGTGAGTCGATAAATCTTGTAACCATACAAATCATTCTGCGGGTCGGTCGCCAGAGGCCAGGTTAGCTTGCATTGCCAGGTTTGGGCCATAGTGACGGCAGCAAATATCAAAATGAATGCCATTGATAAAAGAATGATTTTCCTCATTTTTCATTTCCCCCCTTCCTTCTTAGCCAGAAACAGGACCACTCTGGCCAATTGCAAAAGAAAAGTTCGCTGCTGCTGCGTATGCTCCGACCAGATATTTTCGACTATTGCCTCAAGCTCGGCGAACGAGGTATTCGCAACGAGGCTGCGAAGTTGCTCTCTTAGCTGTTTGTTATCCGCTACCTCATCGCTTTGTCCCTGCAGATAGTCTTGCCATTCCTGGTCTGTCATGGCGCGAAAGGTGCCGGTCGATTCCTCTATCAGCCGCTTCCGCTGGGAATAGGTCATCTGGACTAACTGTGAGCCCGGTACCTCGATGCTGTGCAGGCTCCAGACGCCGTTCTCCCTTGCGACGTACATCTCGGTGAGGTCTCCGAGATCGACGATCTCCGTCCCGTTCCATCTCAGTCGACGTAGATCAATCCCCGGTGGGATCGGGCCTACTTCCGTCCCTGCCGTCGTCGATAGCTTGACGATGATGTCTTTGTTCAGAATTGCCTTCAATTATTCCCCTCATAAGTGGCTCCATGCCGATGAGAAACTCAGCAAGGACCTGGAGCTTTTTTAAGCCTTCATCGTTTGAATTTCTCAAATTCTGCACGCTCTCCTGCAGGCCGAGAAAATTTCCCTCATAAAACTTTAAATGCTGGACCCAGAATGCCGGGAGAAAAACATCCTCAGTACGGTATTCTTTATGCGCCAGCGGCATTCCGGTCTTTTCGTCCCGCACCTTCTCCCATTGAATCTCGACGGTGAGTGCCTTATGCACGGCTTTCTTGATTTCTTCTTTCAGCCATTCCTTGTCTTTTTTCGATAGCATATTATCCTCTTGCGTTTGGCCGTCCCATTATTCCAACGGCTGCGGAAATTCGCCACAGGCCGTTTTGTGTATGTGAGTGCGAGTGCGTATGCCCAGAACTGGCAGTGGCGTCACTATCGGTATTCCATGAAGCGGCATAATAATATGATCCGCCAGCTTGTGTCCCCTTTGCTCTTAACTGGCTAGATGAGCCTTTCATAATCACGTCATTGTCCATCAAATCATTTGCATACCCACCGGCATTTTCAAGATCGTGGTCATGGTTGTGACTATGACCTGATTCTGCTGTATTGTCTGTTGAAATTCCACTAATCGTCCAGGTCCCCGCTGGTGCTCCTCCTGTAGTGTAGGTCGAGCCCCCCTTCAAGGCGAGCACCCTGTCCGTTACCGAGGAATCAATCGTCCAGCCCTCCTCGACCGCATTTAGATACATCCATATCTTCAAGGCTGAGCTTCCGGCCATAACGCCACGCCACGCCGTATTTCCATAATTGCGAACCTGCAGACATTTATAGCTGGTGTTGCTATCGTACCAGACCTGTCCTAGGACCTGGCTAGACGGTGGGGATGTCCCGGAGAATGTAGATTTCAACGTAGCAAACATCAGCTCCATGTTAGACAAGGTCGTGTTGCCCACCGTTGCGACTGTATAAAGATCTGCTACCCAGTCTTGGCTCATTTCGATCACTCCTTAGACGCAATATTTGAGTGTAAACTCTTCAACCAATGCGTTCACAGAATCGCTAGGGTCCGTGATGGTAATCTGGACCTGGAAATATCTTCCCGTGCAAAGGGCACAAAGTATCTCCATCCTAGATGCCTTGTTCGACAAGGTGCCGCTTATCGTGCCCCACTTGAGCGCGATCGCCACGCTCGGTGCGGCCTCCAGCGCAAAGATCTCCTGCCAGGTACGAGTGAGAATACCTATCTGACTCCAGGTCGTCGGTGATGGTATGATGTCGCCCCATGTGGTCCCTGCTCCGGTCACGGTTACATCTGCCAGGATATAGGTCAGAACGGCGAGAGTACTGCCCAGATCGTATTCCGGACTGGTATATCTGCCGCAGAACTCGTCAATCTGGTAGTTGTAGTCATTCGTCGTTGCCTGGGACCATGTACTACCTGCATTTGAAGAATTAACAAGTCCCAAGCCCCATCGAGTAGCTGAGCTATCATAAGACCATCTAAGGTAATTGCTATCATCCCCTGTAAAATCCTGTCCCTTGATAATTAGAAAATAGGTCGTGTCCTCATAAAGCGGCTCAGAAAAATCATCCTCAAAATCAAATTGAATCCATTCATATATTGCATTGTCAATCGTCGAAACGTCGATACCAGCGCTTTTAGCAATATAACCTGCTACATAATCAGGCTCATCAGCACCAGATTCTTTTGGATATATATAGGCATAAACAGAACCAGAAGGAGTACCATTACGAAACAAAAATAGCTTGACATGCGAGATGCCATCCTGAAGATTCCTGAACGGTTGCCAGCGAGCACCCAGATGATAGATATTGCCAGAAAGATGAGTGTAATAACCAGCACTATGCGTACCACCATATTGCCCCGTGTGGCTACATTTCAAGTGATCTGCCGAATCGTAGGTCGTATGCTCGGTATTCTTATGTACTCCGACTCCGTTGTAGTCACAGGTATCCGTATCCGTTACGCTCCAGCCCTTCGGTGGGTCCGGGAGTGACGCGGAGGCCGAGCGTGGTGTGTCTCCGTATAGATTGTTGGTCGATAGAGTGTTAATATAAAAAGTATGGTCTCCCGGCTTGACGCCATTAAGGACCAGATTTGGCGATCTTAGCGAGGCCATGAAAATGCCGCCGATCCAGCCGCCGAGCCGAAACTCATAGACCTCGATCTCCGGGTCGAGCAATTTAACGCCGTATAGAGTTATGGAGTTATCCCCGGCCACGATAAAGAGGCCAGTCACCGACATGGGCGAAGTATTCTTGCCGAGGATCAGCTTGTCCAGTTTCAGGGCCGTGTCCATAAGCTGCTTTACGCCGTAGATGCTCACGGCTCTTAATTTGATGTAATAATGCGCTCCCTGCTCTACCGGATCGATGGCGAAATCATTGGTGGACGAGAAAAGATGTTCGTAGGTCGCATCGTCAAAAGACCGATGCACTTCGACGTGGGAAAACCAGGGATAATTGCTGGGCGGGTTGAATCCGATGTTTAATCTGGTATAGGTTTTTTGCAGATAGCTATAAAGCTCCTCAGCGATAGTAGCCGATTCTACCGACGGTGGGGGATCGTTCGGGTCTGGCAGGCTGCAAGTGTAGACAGACGCCGCTACGAGATCATAGTCGTCATCGTAGAGGCTGAGCGCATCATATTTCAGCTCAAGAGAGACGAGGTTGTTCTCAAAGCCGACAGCCTGCACTCTCATGGCCTGATCCTCTATTCCCAGCCAAGCAAAGCTCGCCGTGATGGGAGCGTTCGGCCAGAGGCGAAAGAGATCCCCGCGACCCTTTAGCTTCAAGGTCCTATCAAGCTGTTTTCTTTCCAATTCGTAGATTGCGAGCTGCGAAGCCATATCTCGGTCAGCACAGCCAGCTAGGTCGAGCCGTTGGATATTCCCATAAGAATCACCTATCACGATTTCATTATCTGCGTAATTCGACTCTGGCTCGCTATACCTTACCCTCACGGCATCCGGCTTGATAAATCTCCCGGCCTCGCTGATCGAGACCTCCATTGACCCGTCTTTCTTCTGGTAGAGCTCCTCGTCAGTAAGATCGAGCACCGAGACTTGATAGTTCAGATCCGCAAAATTTAATCTCAGGAGGCCATTGTACCAATCCAACGAGCCGCGCAGATGGCGCACCATGTCATCGACTACATCGCCGCTCTTGTCCTTGATTCCTAGAGCTCTGTTGTAGGTCCAACCTTTTAGGTCAGCATACTCGGCGGCAACGATCCAGCTCGCCTGATGGATCTTGCTCGCATCCACTCCGAGTCCATATCTTGCGTTGGTGAGATAGTCATAGAGGCAGATTGCCGGGTTGTCGCTGTAGGCCGTCGTCCCGGTTCTAATGTCGTAGAGTTTTCGTCCTTTCAGAACGAGCTCGATTTTCGGCATCCCCCGGAAAAGGTCCTGACTATAAATCATCTTTAGGACTAAGTATGCCGCATATCTCTTGTTGTCCGTCCACTCTGCTATGGCTGTATTTAGATTAGTATCGTAGGTCTGCGATGCAGAGCCGGTATGGAACCAGTAAGCTACATTGCTACCGAAAGTCGTGTAGAGCGTATCGTCTAAGAATAACTGATCCACCCCGCCGACCTGGAGGATGCTGTCCACCTCACCCTCTGAGAAATTCCAAACCGTCCAGAACTGCGATTTCGCATCAGCTGGTTGCCCGGCATAGACGAGATTTCCCTCAAGGCGCACGGTGCCATACGCTACCGGGTAGCCTTGGCCGACGTTGCTCCCGGAAAGATCGACCTCGAATCCTTTAACCGTGTATTTGTAGTCCTTGCCCATCTAGTAGCCCCACCAGATCTTTCGGTCTCTCAGAGATCCTATCCAGCGCTCGCCGCCGAAGTTCGCGGTATTTTCAAGCGCAGCGCAGCGGGTGTATGTCCTGTCGCACCAGGTCTCCCCTCCCGAGTAGGTACATTCGACTCCTTTAAAAATTCTCCAACGACATGCTTCAACCTGTGGGTTCAAGGTTGTCCTGGTCCATTGCGAGAGTTCACCCAGGCCAGTTATGTCTGCGGCCTCCTCGTCCACCTCGAACGAATCCACCTCGCCATCGAAAAGAAGGATCGAGCCCTGGCCGACATAGCCGCCTGCAAATAGAATTGTTCTCTCTGCTGCAGTCAGATCGCGATTGAAACATTGCACGTTGGCGATCATTCCGTCCCAGCAACCGCTGCCGCCTCCGTCGTAGCCTGCAATCGCAACGTTTTTGCTTCCCGGACTTGTCACGGTCCCGGTATAAGAATCGCTCGTTCCTGCGACGTTGTCGATGTAAATCTGGATCGTCCCGTCTGCTTTCCATTCTGCCAATACATGGACCCAGCTTCCTGTCGTGCTGAATGCCTTGTAGGCTTTATTATTTGCATATTCATTAACCCAAAAGGTGAGATTGCCAGCATCGTCCATCCCTATTCCATAACCGGCATCCCATGTGCTTTTAGACCAGCTAAATAATGTTCGCCATGCCGACAAGCTTTCCGGCTTGGTCCATAAGGAAATCGCAAATGGCCGGGCAGAAATACATAATTCTGATGGCTGTCCTAAATTCACTCGTTGTGCATTCGCTGACGTAAAGTCGAGTGCCGACATAGTGTCAAAGGTCCAGGTCGCTTGGCCTCCTGTTACCCATTCCAGCGTACCGTGATTATTGTTGCCACTCCAGTCCGGTGCATAGTTTCCGAGACCTTCAGAAACGATCCACCTGCCTACCGGCCCAGTGACGTCGCTCACGAGCTGATAATCGTCATCTAAAAATACCAGACGGCAATCTATCGGGCTTCCTCCGGCCTGGCCTCCGACAAAAGGAATCATTAAAAGCTGGTCCCTATTGTCCAACCGAATCTTGAATTTTGACACCATCTCATTGAGGCTCGATTCGATCGTCGGCACTCTCAGCCATCTCGGCGTGTATAATGCCCCGCCGTAGGCTATCGGGACATCGCAGTCCGTATATCTGTAATGAGAAGAATCGACCTCGAAATGCAGAAGATAAAATGGCCGGAGGCTCTCACCGGCGAGCAAGTTCTGGATGGTGTAAGGCATATCACGCATTTAAGCTGCCCTCTAATTCGATTCCGAGTTTGCTGATCGTGTTGTAGAAGGTCTCGTATTTGAGATCGTCTGATTTAAAGCGGCAGCGCACTTTAAGAATGCCAGTAAATGAGATCGTGATATATTGCCCAGCATCGGGCGGTGATCCGAAAGTGATTTTGTCCTCTCCGTCCGGCCCTCCTGCTGCGCCGAAGGTATAGTCTACTCCCTCGCTCTGAGAGATCCCATCTACATAAACCGTACGGCTGGAAGTGCTTTTCCCCGGCAGATTAAAAACCGTTTCCGATCCGTCTCCCGTACCGACATATTCATCTACATAGACATCTGCAAAAGCATCGAACCAGGAGAAAAGCTCGTAAGCCCCGGCTCTTGCTTGATAGAACTGCCACAAGGTCCTTGCGTTAGCTTTGTCAATGTTGGGATATTTGAGAGGACCAGGATCTCTTTTAGGATAAAGCCATTTTTGGCTTGCTTGCTGTTTGCCTGCCTGGCCGTAAGGAGTTTTTAACGTGAGAAAATTCATGGTGATCGGCGTTGGGTTCTCCCAAGGGATGCTCGATGCCGAAGGATAACTAGCCACTTGCTACCTCCCTAAGACTTGCGATAAAAGCCCTGTCTCCGCTGGTGACGAGCTCTTTTACTACTTTAATAACGCCGGCTGGGTTTCTGGTCACCATGTCTTGAAAACTCGCAGCGTCGTTTGCATAGATTGTTATCTGGTAAAAGTCCCCACCTGGGCCCCCAGAAAATTCAACCGGGATTCTCCGGTTAACGCCAGTCAACGGGACAAAAGCCTCAGGACCTGCCTCACCTGCTTCAATAAGTGTCGCTTCCGTGAACACCCCTCCACGCTGGGCCTTTTGTGGCTTGGTTTTCATAATAGCTTGAACTCGCGCCATGCCTGCTGCCGTAGCGACTGCTGCTGCTATTATCCCCCACATTGGAGCCGGTGGTATCCCTGCCATCGCTTTAAAGGCATCTTGTGCCCCCTCGTATGTGCTAATTAGGGTATGGGCGATTGCATACGCCTTAAAAGCCGCAAAAAGAGCCTTATTATGAGATCCCCAGGCTTGAGCGATAGTCTGCATATCCGTCAGAGTTGCGCTCATTCCCTGCTGACGTAAATAACGCTCTTGTCTGGATTGGCTTTCTTTCTGTTCCTCTAGCCTTCTTTCCTCCTCGATCTTTCTATTCATGTAATCCGTGTATTCACTAAGCTCTTTTTCTCTCCGTTCCCACTCCTCAATATCTGCCTCAGCCCTTAACTGCCTGATAACGTCCTGGGTTTCTTTCTCCTTAGCGATCTTTGCGTTTTCCGCCTCAATCTCGGCTTGCCATGCTTTAGCTCTCAGTTCTTCTTCAGCTTTGAATTCCTCGGCTTTCATCAGCAGCCGGCTTGATTCCGCCTCAGTTCGCGTCGTCGGTTCTGGGCGCATGAGTTCCATCTGGGCTCGTCGTCGTTCGCGTCTCTCGATGTCTACTTCTGGATAAAGCTCTGCTCCCTCAGCCTCGGTTTTTTCAATCCAGGCCGCAGTAGGTCCGGTCCATGCCGTTTGTCCTGCGAATTCCGGTCCATATATAATCGTCGCTTCGCCTAATTCTTTGCGTTCCTTGGCCAGTCTCAGGTTTTCTTTTGCCTCGGCATTCCATTTGTGCAGGCCGGCAGCCCATCGTTCGAATGTATCGCCGACCGCCAGTTTTATCATGTCGCCGAGAATTTCTTTCGTATCGGAGATTTCATTTCCGATTGCTTCGTAGCCGGCAGTGGCCTCTCTCATTGCTTTCGCTTGGCCGCTCACCTGTTTTTCGATCTGCTCCAGGAGGCCCTCGTATCCTTTGAGCCTGAAGGTTTCAGAATCTACCGTAACACCTACCCGGCGCAGAGTCCCGACCATCCCCATCGAAGCCTTGCCGAGCATATTCGCAGCAGATACTACTGACCCTTCACCGCCCCCCATGAGTGCGGCTAAATCCTGCATGGCCTGGATAGACCGAGGCATCAACCTATCGGTGATTTCACCGTAGGTCATAAGAAATTTGGTGCCCTCAAGAGTTACTTCATCGCCGAAATTTGTTACGGATTGCAATGAGCTGGCTAGATCTTGAAGATTGCTACTAAATGAACTGGAATATCGCCCCATAGAGCGCATGACCGTTTCCATGCCGAGAACGGCCTTTGCTTGTTTATTTGAAGCCTCGATAAAATCTCTTGATGCCCTTTGTATGCCGTATAAAGCCGCACCTACAGCAGCACCGATAGCAAGCCAGCTTTTGCTTATGCCGTCGCTCACCTGTTTCGAGGTAGAGCCCACATCCTGCATGGCTCTTTTAGCTTCACCTGCGAATTGTTTTATTTTGGCAGTTCCCTTGTCGTCTACTTCAAGGATCAAGGTTACGCTATTTTTCGCCATAGCCTCACCGCTTTTTTATCTGGTCTCTATGGTGCTTGCTTATTGCCTGCTCGATCAGAAGCATATCCTCCCACTGCTGATGAGATAAAACCTCATCCGGAATAGTCCTGCCAATATCCTGAAGATTCCTTATCCTCATGAGGTTTCTCAAATAGACCGGGATATCTTCCGCTTTCTTCTTTACGCATGTATCGCATGATCTCCCCAGAAAATCACAGGCTGCCTTGTTATCGACGTCGCAGAGCTCGGAGATGGCCGCCACGACGTCGTCGATTAGTTTTTTGAGCTATACTTGAACCTCCCCGGCTGTCTCAATAGCTGCTGGTGTCCTCGAAATATCCTTGCAGCAAGAAACATAATCAAATCCGATGCCTCGTCTCTCAGGTATTCCTTCCAGTCAGCCCGGTAGTATTCGCTCTCCGGATCGCAGGAGATAGGTCTCGCTCCGTTTTCCGTTTCCATGCCGAAACTGCCATCCTCGAATCCTTCAAGAATCGTATAGCCAAAATGGAGATTCGCCTGATCGGATTTATCCTTTATCTCGCTGCTATCCCGTTCGAAGAGAGATTGTGTATAGCTTTCTCGTTCATCCAGAGTCGGCATCCGGTACCGGAGCACCACTTCCTGGCCGCTCACCGCATCTAGGATCGCCATTTCATGGACGACGTTCTTGCCTAAAACCCGCATAAAACCTCCTAGGTGATTGCAATGCTGATTTCATCGTCTCCTGAAGTAAGAATCAGAAGAGAATCAATCGTGAGCATGTTCTTGCCTTCCGCATCTTCGAGACCAGTATCCTGAAGTTGAACTTTCGGGCAAGAAAGGCCGAAGGTATTTCCTGCTGCAGATCCCCAGGCCGCATCGAGGTCAATGGTAGTCCCGGCTCGCCATTTGCCCAGAAAATCATAAGTGGCTTTGAGGATGTTTTCCGTTGTGAAGTTCAGCCCCGGTTTGCGATTGGTGATAAGCGCCGAGATATTTCCGCTTTCTTTTAAGACGCTGGGCCTCATCGCCACGGTGTTGTTCACATTGATTTCGATCTGCTCAAGCACGCAGGTTGAGAAAGCGTCCAGGGTAAGAGTGACACTTGCGAAAACAGGCGGGAGGGCAGATTCCAAGGTGACACCCGCTAAAAGAGCCTCGTCCGTTTCCGACCAGTCGGCGCATTGAAACTCAAACTTCATCATGCCTGGTTTTCCGGCAGCCAGCGTGAAAGTCACATTGCCCCTTGCTCCCCAGCCGAGATATTTCTTGCCGTCTACCCACATGCCGATAGTTGCAGAAGGTATTGCGCTTGATGCCGGGGCATAGGTCACGGAAGTACCGCCCACAATAGTCTCTCCAAAACCGCAAGCCTTGAGGGCATCGGAATAATGCGGGGCATTTCCAGCACCAGCAGATGCGCCTACCATTTCGATCTCGAAACCAAAAGTGGCGTTTCTTTTCCCTGGTATCTGCACCATCGGGGAAGGGCTTGCCCTCACCGGGTCCCGCTCGTTCATTTCGATATTCGGCTTGAATGTCGGATTGAATACCAGCATCCCGTCAGCCGCTACAAGAGTCTCGGCAGTACCCTCCACGGCCTCCGCTTCAATCGCAACAACAGCTCTTTGAGTTAGCATAGTCATTTATCATCCCCTCCTTTCTCTTCTTTCTCTTTTTCCTTTTCTTTTTTCTTGCTAGGTTTCTCCGGTGGATCTACATAATGAGTCCCACCTTCTTTTGATGTGATTATCATTTCAACCTCCTAGGCATTATTAACTCGTTTGTAGTACCTGTATGTGATGGTCTTTCGAACAACGGCCAATTCGCCGGCATCCAAAAGAGTCGTTTCTTCCTCACTGGGCAAATCCATCATGTAAACCCCGCTGACATCCAAAAAATTATCGTCCATGAGGTTTCTGATCTCAGCCACGGTATCCAATATTCCTAAAGTTGTCGGCTGCGTTGCCATGAGAGCATCTTCACCGCTTTTGAGCAGTTGGTATATAGCTATGTGAAGATCCATCAGGACATCGTGACAATTGACATATCTAATCCGTTCAATGTCTCCATCCTTGATTCCGATACACGGAAAAGTGGCACCTGAAGGAATGATATCCAGGCTGTCAGCGATATAGATATCAGCATCGTCGATTCCGATAAGGCTTGCCGCGCTGATAATTTCGTCTTTTGATTTCTCCAGCAGTTCTTTCATATCATGTTGGACGGTCATGTCTGGCCTCTATATCCTCTCGCCTCTGAGTTTTCTTTCAAAGTAATCCTTGAGCATCCTGGCAAGTTCGTTTCCTCTTTTTTCGATTACCGCACTTATTATGTTTCGAGAAGGGACGGTCCCTGCCATTGTCGTTTTTCTTAGATGTATACCGATCCTGTGCAAGTATCTTTTGAATCTTTCCGTGTAACCCCACCTATAACCAGGAACGCTTTTTTCTGCTAATTTCGCCTGCCATGCAGTTCCGCCTATACCCCGGAAACCTACCTCCGCATAGAGTCTGTTTTTATCCACATAAAAGGTAATGCCACGGAAAAGAGAAGTAAGCGGGGCACGATTCATTCGCTCTTTCAAACGAGCTTTTTTACCTTTGAACCGGCCTGCTCTCGGATCGGATCGGTTGGACAGCCAGGAGAGTTTACGGAGTGAAAGGTTTCCGCGTTTTAAATCGTCACGGCTTACCTTCATCGCATGGTAGGATGTTTTGGCAAGGGCGACTTGTTTCGCTTTTCTGGCCGCATTTATGCGTTCCATTTCCCATTTCTTCAAATCGCCTCGTACTTTTAGAATAGGCGCGAACATCCACCGTCCGTCCGTTCATTACAATAATCTTCTTTCGGAACGGGTGAGGCCCAGGAACCATTCAAGCTCACTTGGGCCTCCCCCGATGATTTCTATTACCTGCCAGGTTTCTCCTCCTATGGTTAGCCTGTCGCCGATATTCGGAGTAGTTAGCTGACTCGTCCTGATTCTTATCTCCATGCGATCGCCAGGTGATTCCGGATTGAGACTCGCATCCTGATCCTGCCTGATAATTTTTGCAGAAAAAGGAGATCCCGTTCTCGGAGTGTACGTCACCGACTCTGCGAACTCGTCAGTATTGTAGAAGATCTCATTGAGATCGGTAGTCAGTTGATCGGTAAAGGCCATCAATTACCCCGAGAGGAAACCTTCGAGCATGACCCGGAATTTCCCGGCAGTCAGCGCAGCAGTGGCCACAGTGCCATAGACCAGCTTCGCCGTTGTAATCACCCGGATTGAAGTGGCTGCGGTCCCTACCGGAACCACATCCAGAAGGGCCGCAAGGCTGAAGGATGCCTTTCCGGTAGCCGCCAGGACATCAACTGCACTATTGATGCCGAGCGACATAGTTGCAGCACCACCACTGATCATTGCAGTCTCCACGAATATCTTACCATTAGTCACAAGTCCGCCCACCGGAACCTTGCCGCCACGTAAATTGATAGTGCCGACTGCGCCGCCTTCTTTGGCAAAGTCGTATTCACATTCCCAAACATACTTCCTGGGTTCAATTCCCATTTTTAAACCCATGACAGACCTCCTCTTATGTCAAAGTGGTGTTATGCACCAGCATTGTAGAACAATCCGACCCAATGGACAGCCTTGGCGGCCGCGTCGATCCTTACCTTGTACTCGACACCATCGACCGACCATCCCTGCTTGGTTTCCAGGTAAGGTCTCCTTACGCCATTAAGGAAATACACGTTGATCGACTTGCCTTTCCTGGCCGCCATGTACCACTTTGCAACGGAACTGGCATCAAGCCGAGCATCGTAGACCCTGACGAAAACATCACCTGAATATGGGTTTGCCCGGGTAGTTGCGTATGCCTCGTCAGGAGTGCCGGGAGTTCCTTCAGCCGCGAAGCGCTCACTCCGGAAAAATACTTCCGTTGCACCTTTCAATGCCCAAGGACCGATGAAATATACCGGCCTGATATTGAGTCTCCGGAGGCCACGCAGGTCTTTTTGCGTACCCATGAGCTTTTCAGCTTCTGCGATGGTTGTTACGCTCGGAGCCCCTGTAGTCCCGACATTGAAATGAGTCGAATCAAACAGCGCAGTTCCGTCACCCATCGCGGCATTCGCCGTGAGTACCGCATAAGGAAGATCCCCGATCTTCCGGGCTGCCGATTCACCGTGAGAGGCCGGCACGTCAGTCAAGGCATTCAAATCATCGTTAATGATGGCCTGCCTCGTTATTGCGAAGAGCTTCCCGTAGGTCGTGATCTGATAGGTTTCCTTGGCCTCGGTGCGGTCGCCGTAGGTGTATTCTTGCTTCTCGTTGATCTCGTCGAGATCGTCGGCCTCGCTCGCCCTCACTAGGGTATGAGCCTTGAAGTCGCTTACCTCGCCCACTCCGCACCAGGTCTCCCAGGTTTCCTCGGCGGTATCGAATCCTACAAAGAGTGCCTTTCTTGCAGAATCAGCGAGGATATAAGGGAAATCCGATGAGGTCATCGCGCGGCCTACCATCTCAAGGACATGCCCTCCGCTTCGCTTGTTGTTCAATCTCAAGCATTCCCTGGCAATTTCCTTCAAGGAATATCCTCTGAGGTCCAGTGCTCCAGGTGCGGGATTTTTGATTTCTTCGAGATACTCACTGATGCCGATTGCTCGGAGCAGTATCGCGTCAGTTGCAGCCGCCCGAAACTTTTCATTTGCTTCGGCGCCCATTTGAAAGCGAACCTGTGGAGATTCCTCTTTCATTCGTTGATCCAGTAGATCCTCGGTCACCTGGCCAATTGTCCAGCCTTTTTTGATGTAGTGCTGGGCCCGATCTGACATCCCCGTCCTTTCGCACCAGGCTGTTATCTCAGCGCATCTCTTTTTCTCTTCCTCGGCCGCCTTGCGAATCATCTCTGCCGTATCTTCTTTTCTCTCGCTGGACTTTTCAGTCCTCTCATTGGTCTTTTCCTCAGTTTTTTGAGATGATTCAGTTGTTTCCGTTTTCTGGATATCCATTCGCTGAAGAAACTCCCATGCTTCTTCGTCGGTTGCGTTCGGATCCAGGCCCTTAGTCTCAAGAAATTCACGCAGTTGCAGTTTCTGATCCATTATTTCCCCTCCTTTTGACCTAATTTTCGAGTTGGGATCGACCCCGATAGGCGCGAGACTCGCTTCTTTGAGTTCCCACCGCGTCACTATCCGAAGCGGCCCTTCGTATTTTTTCTTGCCGATTGTGGTCTCCTCGCCACGTTTCAGCAAAGTTACATTCTTCTCGTAATAGCCTGCCGAGACATCCGTAATATGCCCCTCTTCAACTTTGGTAAATGCAGATTTGGCCTCTTCTGAGAAATAAGCCGTCCCGACTACCGAGCCGTTTTCCGTCCGGAGATCACGCACCGAGCCGAGAATAGAATCGATATCGAATCTGTTGTGAGTATTTAGAAGCGGAATAGATCTGGACCTGGGAAACATCGCACCGCTGGCAAGTAGAATTTCTTTCTCGCCATACATAAATACCGGAGTCTCGGTGCTCACCGTGATATCAACCGATCTTTCCTCGGCGTTAAATGTTTTCGGCCTGGTAGGGATAGAACGAAAACGCATCCTTTTAGACATCTTGATCCTCCGCGTCCATCAAAGCTGCCGGGTTATTGGCAGTTGACGTGCTCGTTTGTTTCGGTGCAAGTTGTTTCTCTTGCTGCATTCTTTTCGCCTCGGCAATCTCTTCGAGAATCTCTTCGTAATTCCTTCCGCGCCTATTTGCTACTTCTTGAGGAGACATGAGCAGGCTGTCAATCCGGTCAATGTCGGCCTTACCCTCTTTTAGCGGGTCGATTGCTTCGAGTCCCGGAGGCTGCCAGTAACATTTGTAGTAAAACCAGGGATCAAATACGAAATTGGGGAGTTTTAACCTGCCGGTCATAACTGCAGACTCCAAAAAGTCTTTTTTGATCGGCTCGCAGAAGTGTTTGATGTGCCGTTTCTGCATAGGCAGGAAATGCTTCTGCATATCGTTTCGCATAGCCCGGATCGTCGTATAGTTGAGGTCGGTATAGTCACCCGAGAGGATCTCGTAAGGCACGTTAATCGCTACTGCTATCAGACGGATGACGAACTTGACAAAAGCCTCAAATTGATTACCGCCTCGCTCATGCTTGGCAATCTCTACCGATTCACCTGGATTGAGGTATTCGATCAGGGCGCTCTCAATCTCCTCGATCTTGCTCACGGTATCTGTGGCCGTTTCTGGATCGCTTGTTCTACCACTCTGAAATGACGGGATATCGCTCGTTGTGACAAAGGCGAGGTAGCGGGACGCGATCTTTGCCGCGTCGATCTCAGCGTCCATATAGTCGCTTAAATCATGGGCAAGCATTACCGCTGTCACCAGCTCGGAGACGCCCCTCAGTTGCGTTGGACGCTTCAGTTCATAGCCGTGGATCACCTGATCTGCAGGGAACCTGACTGATTTCCCGTAAGAATCTGGATCTGTAAAGTGGTAGGCGATAACTTTCCCGGTGGTCTCGTTATGTTCGATGCCCATAGTAACCGGATTGTTTCCCCAGCCCGTCACGTTGTAATCGGTCAACCAGTCAGGCTCGTAAATCTGGTAGGATAATGGCAAATATCTTGACTTATCATTGATCTGACGCCTTACCAGGAGAAACTCGCCGCACTCGCATTCCTGCCTTTTGGCAAGCCGCATCAATTCACCTAATTCCTGCTTGCCGGTGTAGTCGGCCTCTTCACAGAAATAATTCCAGGCATCGGTGATCTTCCGGTTTAGACGTTCGTTCAGGGAATTATCTATTTTCCTCACTCGGGGGAAATAGGTAATTTCAGGCCCGACAACATAATCAACGATGATATCTACCGACCGTTTGAACGGGGGGAAATTCCTCACTAGATCCCGGACCCGGTTTCTGATTGTGGTGTTCGCATCGGAGAGAAGATCATTTACGCTTGTCCATTGCGGTGCCCAATCACCGGCCTGCCTAAAGGTCTTGGCTGCCACATAGCTTTTTGTGGCATTACGGTATGCTTGTCTTTTGAATTGAGTCTTAGGTGAGAAAAAACCTATGAGAGTATCTAATGCGCTTGCGAGTCGGCTCACCATCTCCCTCCACTCCCTGGCTTCGCATAGGTCCTCGGGTAGTAGGTCCCGGCCTCTTCCTGTGCTTTCAGGCGCACGTATTCAAGCGCTGCCTTAAATTCGTCGAAATTGGAGTAGGAAACGGAACGGCCACCGATGCTATAAGACTTCACTCTCCAGGTACGAGTCTGGAGATCGTCCAGCATTTCGGTGTAGAGGGCTTGCCAGGTAGTAAACGCCATAAATAGACCTCGATAGTATCAGGTCTATTATACGGACGCTTTTTTATGGAATTTTTAAAATTAGGAGTTTTTTGGTAGTTTTTTGGTAGTTTTTTGGTAGTTTTTTGGTAGTTTTTTTAGACTTTTTTTTACTTGACAATTATTTATAATGATTCAAATAGCTTAAAAGAATATAGCTAAAATGAACGCCTCGGTCTCGATTTTATTTTATTATCCCACCACTTATCAACCTGGCTGGTCGAACTGATGAAAACACCCGTAATTCCTTGTGTTTTCGTTGCCGGGAAGTTTTCATTCTGTATCCAGGTCATAATCGTTGGGATAGAAAAACCGATGTATTTTGATATCTCATCAATGCCCCTTAATTTCCGGCCTTCATTTGCCCCGTTTTCGACTTCTTTTTTCTTTTTTGGTCTCCCCATTTACCATCTCCTTCGCTTTGATCGTTGTTTTCTTTTATCCAAAGCCTGAGCCTGACCCGAGGCAGTAGCCCAGAACTTTATTTGAGCGAAATCAGCAGCGGCCAGCGCATAGACTTCACAGTCCCAGAGATGATTGGCACGGTTTCCATGCACCTGCCAGACGCCTTTATCATCCCGGTATTCAGCGCACATTTGGCCCATATAGTCGTCGGTAATTTCCTGATGGAGATGAAATGCGCCGGGATCGGCAGGAGATATTTGAAGTTTTGAAGAGAGAAGGTCTTTGAAATAGGTCGTATTGAGGTTGATTAAACTCACACCACCAGGTATAGGCTTGCCATTCGGATAGGTATCGATTTTTGAGATCTTCCAGGGAGATGCCATTCTCTGGAGGCCGCGAATAGGCCGTGAGAACTTATAAATCCTGCAGAAATCATAAACCTCTGCCGTCCTATGGCCAGCCGAGTCGATAAAGGTGATATTTATGACATATTGCGTCTGGTTGATATCCTCATAGGTCGAGCCCCAGAGGACAGTTTCTAGTGCCTCCCATGATTCGACGAATCCCTCACGGATAAGCCATGACTCCAGGCTCACTCCCCAGGCCCTTATCACGTACCAAAACCCGTCATCCTGCACGTCCACCCCGGCAGTCATTGCTAAAACACCCTCGGAGGGCACTAATCCTTTAGGACGTGCATCGATGAGACTCTTTAGCCCTTCAAAATCCCTTTCCGGATGATATTCCTCAAAAGTCAAAGCAAGCCTCGTATTCGTCCAGACCTTTAGCAGTTCGCGGTCTTTACTGGCATCCAAGAACTCCTGCACCACCTGACGCCATGAAACCCAGCCGATAGGCGAGTATAAAGCCGAAAGATGATATCCCCGTTTTCTCCTCTCAGGATAAGTGGCAATCCATTTGCCATTTTCTAGCATTTTGGTCTTATGATGCTCATCGATTGCCTCGCCGCAGCCCCGGCATTGATACCAGACTTCCACCAGAAGATCGAGATCATCCCGCTTGAACTTGATACCGTGATCGAGATCCTTACCGCCAAAAACTAGCGGCTGCATTTCACCGCAGAAAGGACACGGCACATGATAAAACCTCTGGTCTGATTCCTCGAAACTCTTCTCTATCCGGCTTTTGCCCTTCTCCGTTGGTGTGGATATCTCTAGGATTTTTTTTCTACTGGAAAAGCTGTCTGTTCGTTTCTTTGCCAGGTCCACCGGATCGCCTTCGCCTCCAACATCCGGTGGATAACCGTCGATGTCATCCAACACCAGAAACCTGATGGACTTGGCCCGAAAGCTGGCAGGACTGTTCGAGCCCGAAAGAAAGAGAATACCGCCGGGAAATTCCTTCGTCTGGATGGTATTTCCCGAGTCCCTGGATCTTGATTCTTTGATTTTCCCTCTCAATCTAGATGTCTCCTGGATAGTCGGTGCTAGTTTCTGCTTACTATGGTCTTTGGCGAGCTCCACCGTAGGCAAAACGAACATGAAAGGCCCAGGATTCATGTCCACCACATAGCCCAGGAAGTTATTTGCCAGCTCGGTCAGACCTACCTGAGTGCATTTCATCACGCAGATTTCCTGCACCGGATTTCCCGGTGAGAGGCAATCCCCTATTTCGCGGATATAAGGAGTCCTTGTACTACGATACTTTCCAGGCTCGGCAGAACTCCGACGAGGCAAAACCCGGTAATTGTCGGCCCATTCGGTGATGCTCATGTCCGGATCGGGACGGAGGCCCTCGCAAAATGCCTGAAGGTATATTTGCGCTGCAGTCATTATTCACGCCTTAAAGCATCATCAACGATGTCTCTCATTTTTTTCAAAACACGCGAATCAATTACATCATTTAGCATTTGTTCTAACCTTTCCAATGCACATCGCAATAGACAATTTTCTAATTCTAAATCTTTCATTTCGAGAGCTCCTCCAGGGCTTTCTTGAGTTCAGCCATTAAAAGCGCCTCAACCTTGATCTGATTGCTTTCCGCAGCCAGGATAGCTGATATCCTCGAAGGTACGTTTAAAATCGCATCCCTGACTAACCTCGCCTTGTCGAATGCCGCCTTCTGGACTTCACTTGCAGAAATAAGCTCGCCGCGTTTCTTCTGAAGCTCCAGTTCTTTGAGCTTGATCTTGACCTTTTCGCTTTCGATCCTTGCTTGGACGTAAGACTCATTCCTCCCCTGAGTCGGTGTCGGTTCGGTGACATTACGGTTGAGTGCTTCATCCGCAAGTTCTGAGATTATCTTGAAACGTTTCCCTACCGGAACCAGGGCGGCCTCTGGGATCTTGCCGGTTTTGACGAGTTTATTAACATAGGGCTGAGATACTCCTAGGTGCGCAGCATATTCGCCTTGTGTCATTTCCGGCATTCCCAAAAAATAACCCCTGTTATAAATCTGTCACTAACGAAATCACGCGCCTTCGGATAC